AGCATAAGCTGGGCCAGACGCTTGCACTCGACCACACAATCCGCAGCCTATGCGATAGCGGATACCTTGTGGAAGTTGCAAAAGACAAGATTCCAGTCGAATGGAACTTCCACGGCAAGGCGTATCGTATTGTCAGCCTACCTGATGTCCTGTAGAGCTTGTGAAGTAACGCTCGTTACAGTACAGTAACGAGCGTGCATTAACGCACTTAACCAAGGAGAATCTGATGTCCATTACTCACCCCGAACTTGTCCAGGCGCTTGCCAAACCCGGCGCTGATATCGTTGCAACCTTGACGCCGGAAGACGCCCACTCGCTGCACATGGCAGTCGGCATTGCTGGCGAAGCTGGCGAACTGCTGGACGCTATCAAGAAGGCAGCGATCTACCGCAAGCCTATCGACCGTGCCAACGTGGTTGAAGAGCTGGGCGACCTCGAGTTCTACATGGAAGGCCTGCGTCAGGGTCTGGGCATCACCCGCGAGCAAGTGCTGGAGCACAACATCGCCAAGCTGTCCAAGCGGTACAGCGGCGGGACGTACAGCGACAAGCACGCCCAAGAACGCGCCGACAAGGCTTAACCATGGCGCACACCAAATATTCCCACCTGACGGACGACGAGCTTCTTCGCATGGTCGATGATGCCCGTCCGAAGAGCCCCTTGATTGAGGAGCTCGCGACCCGCCTCGAGAAGACTGTGAAAGCAGAAAAGTCCGGAACTTGGACGCACGACTGCCCGGTCTGTGAAGCGGCCCTCAACTGCACCCTCAATGACGATGGTGATCAACTGACGCTGGAGGCAGCATGACCAATATCCCCGCCAACACCGTGTCGCAAGAAGACCTTGCGGAATGGTATCGCCTGCAAGAAGAACTGAAGCGCATCAAGGCGTCCGAGATGCTGCTGCGCCAGAAGATCTTCGGTGCCTACTTCCCGTCGCCGCAGGAAGGCACCAATTCCGCACCGCTTGCCGATGGATGGGTTCTCAAGGGTAAGCACACCATCAACCGCGAAATCGATCCTGGTGCCCTTGGTGCCATGAAAGAGCAGTTCGCGGAAGCTGGCATCGCAGCGGATTCCATGGTGCAATATAAGCCGAGTCTTGTGCTTAAAGAATATCGCACGCTGACCGAAGAGCAACGCCAGCTCTTTGACCGCGCCCTGATTGTGAAGCCTGGTTCCCCTGCATTGGAAATCGTGCTTCCAGCTAAGGCAAAGAAAGCAGGAGAACAAGCATGAAACAAGTTCTTGATCACGGTCTAGTCCGTCTTGTTGATCACATGGGTGACGACCTGTCTATTGTTCGCGCTGCTCGCGTAAGTTACGACGCAGACTGGCGCACTGGTACAGATGACGGTAAGGATGCAAAGCTCATTGGATATTTGATGAAGAACCATCATACCAGCCCATTCGAAGCGGTCACTTTTACGTTCGAAATTAAAGCCCCGTTGTTTGTGTTCCGTCAGTGGCACCGTCACCGGACATGGTCTTACAATGAAGTGAGCGCACGTTATAGCGAGCTTCCTGAAGAGTTCTACGTTCCAGAGCTGTCTGACATCACGCACCAAAGTGAGTCCAATAAGCAGATGCGAACAAACCAGCAACATCCGCAGGCTGTTCTGATGCAGAGCTATATGAAGAAGTCCATGATGGACGCTTTTGCGCTCTACAAAGAATTGCTGGCCCAAGGTTGCCCGCGTGAGTTGGCTCGAAGTGTGCTTCCATGCTCGACTTACTCGCGCATGTTTGCAACTGTGGATCTGCATAACCTGTTCCACTTTCTGCGCCTACGCTTGCATGAGCACGCGCAGAAGGAAATTCGCGTCTATGCAGAGGTGATGCTAGAGCTTGTTGAACCAATCGTTCCGCACGCTGTGGCAGCTTTTAAGGAGACGCTGTAATGGCCCGCCAACCAAAGCTCTTGGAACGCTTTGTCCCGCGTGCAATGACGTATCACGTAGCAAAGGCTTTAGGCATTGCGCCACCTCCTATGCTTGTGACGTTCTTGGATGTAAGCGGTAAAGTCCGTCGCGAAAGACTTCCATTATGAAGCCAATGCTTGCTGTGGAAGCGCCCGCGAAGCTGGTGTTCCCCTTGTACGCGAGCCCGAAGCTGGATGGCGTTCGGTGTGTGGTCAGCGGGGCGCAAGCCCTGTCACGCACACTGAAACCAATTCCCAATAAGCACGTCCAACAATACTTGGGCGATCCGATCTTGGAAGGTTTAGACGGTGAGCTTATTGTAGGCGTGCCTTATGCGGAAGACGTATACCGCGCCACTAGCAGCGGGGTCATGTCGCAAGACGGAACACCAGACTTTAAGTTCTACGTCTTTGACTACCATAATGATCCTGACACCGCTCGGGTGTATAAGGAACGATTGGAAAGACTTACAGCAGGCTTACGATCGCTCGTGTATCTTGAACGCGTCGTTTTGCTTGAACAACGCTACATCGAAACCGAAGACCAACTCTTAGCTTATGAAGCAGAGTTGCTGGCCCAAGGGTACGAAGGGGTGATGTTGCGTGCGCCAAAAGGTATCTACAAGCATGGACGAAGCACTGCCCGTGAGGGATATCTTTTGAAGCTAAAGCGTTTCAGCGATGGCGAGGCTCGCATTACTGGGTTTGAGGAGTTGATGCACAATGCAAACGAAGCACAGCTCGATGAACTTGGCCACACGAAGCGCAGCAGTCATCAGGAAAACTTAGTTCCGATGGATACATTGGGCGCCTTGCAGGTTGAAGACTTGGAAACAGGTATTGCCTTCAAGATCGGAACGGGATACACTGCAACTCACCGGAAGCATATTTGGCAGCAGCGAGATCGATTGGTCGGTGCGATTGTCAAATACAAGCATTTCGAGATAGGCGTCAAGGACGCGCCACGCTTCCCAGTGTGGCTCGGTTTCCGTGACGCCATAGACATGTAAAGGAGCCATAATGGCATTGAATTTCACAACAACCGATCGCGCTGCACAGTTGAATGGCGTGAAGGTGTTGGTGTATGGACAAGCTGGTGCGGGTAAGACCGTTCTTGCTAGTACAGCGCCAGCTCCTTTTCTTATTTCCGCTGAAGGTGGCGAACTATCACTTCGCAACGTACAAATCCCGATGGTTAAAATAACCACAGTGGATGACCTGCGTGACGTCTATGCGTGGTGCGAGCGCAGCGCAGAAGCAAAGCAGTTTCAGACTATCTGCATTGATAGCTTGAGCGAGATTGCTGAAGTAGTGCTCAACAACGCAAAGCGCCAAGTGAAAGATCCGCGCCAAGCATACGGTGAGCTGATTGAAAAGATGGAAAGCACGATCCGTCTGTTCCGCGACCTTCCAGGACGAAACGTCTATATGAGCGCCAAGATGGAGCCCACAAAGGACGAGCTGACTGGTGTGGTTAAATACGGCCCCGCCATGCCTGGTTCCAAACTAGGCGCCAAGCTGCCTTATTTCTTTGACGAAGTGTTTCGTCTTGGAATTAACAAAACGCCTCAGGGTGAGTCATATCGCTTCTTGCAGACTCAACCTGACCTCCAATACGAAGCCAAGGATCGTTCAGGTGTCCTAGCTCCCGTTGAACCACCCCACCTGACGCAACTTTTTTCCAAAATCCTAGGAGTCTAAAATCATGGCACAATTGAACTTTGATGCATCCACCGTATCTCCCAGCGAATCGATTGAAGCGATCCCCGCTGGCTGGTATAACTCGCAAATCGACCAGTCGGAAATGAAACCGACTAAAGACGGTTCAGGCGCTTACCTTGAGCTCCGCTTTACCGTCCTGGATGGTCAGTACGCAAACCGCAAAGTCTTCACACGACTGAACCTTCGCAACGGCAATCCAGTGGCTCAAGAAATTGCTTACAAGCAACTGTCCGCAATTTGTCATGCGACTGGCATTATGCAAGTCCAAGACAGCCAGCAGCTTCACGGCCGCCCGCTGAAGATTAAAGTGAAGGTTCGTGCGGCTTCTGGTGACTATGAAGCGTCCAACGAAATCAGTTCGTTTAAGAACATCAACGAGCAAGTCGATGGCCCTGTGGGTGGCGCACAAGCTGCTCCGGCTGGTGGCGCACCATGGGCAGCAGCCCCCGCCCCTGTGCAACAAGCGGCACCGTGGGCCGGACAACCTGCTGCCGCACCCGTAGCACCGGCACAGCAAGCGCCAGCGCCTGTAGCGGCCCCTGCACAGCCTGCACCGGCATGGCAACCGCCCGCAGCCGCGCAACCTTGGGCCCAAGCTCCTGCACAGCCTGCACCGGCTCCGGTTCAGCAAGCTCCAGTCCAGCAGGCAGCGCCTGCACCGGCACAAGCTGCTCCGGCTGGTGCAACACCGCCATGGATGCAACAAGCCGCAGCGCCTGCCGCTGGTGCCACCCCTCCTTGGGCAGCTCCGCAGCAGTAAGAAACAGGGCGCACTCGAAAGGGTGCGCCCTTTTAATTTGAGGAAATAAGAACATGGCAGATGAAGCTGACATCAGTCAGGCGAGAATTGAAATCCTGGAAGCGGCTGGTGTTGCTGCTGTGAGGGAAGCGGCTGCTAAGATGCCCGCTGGTACTCCAGGCGAATGTGAATTGTGTGGTGAGGAAAGCCCTCGACTTGTCAATGGTGCATGTGCGCGATGCCGCGATAAGCATAAGCTGCCATGAAAGACAAATACAAAAGAATTCATATGGCGGTCGCGGAACAATACGCACGCCTTTCTTATGCACAGCGACGTCAGGTGGGCTGTGTGATTGTGATAGACGACATTGTCGTTCCTGGTTATAACGGAACTCCGACGGGATGGGACAATCGTTGCGAGACACCGGATGGGTCTGCTACATTGCCCCATGTCATCCACGCGGAACAGAACGCATTGGACAAGATTACTCGCAGCGCCTTAAACAGTAGCGGAGCGAGTGTGTTTGTAACCACAGCGCCTTGCATTGAGTGCGCCAAGCGCCTACAAGGTGCGCGAGTCAAAGAAGTATTTTATCGTGACGTGTATAAGAACGAAGACGGAATCCAATTTCTAAGTCAGTCCGGAATACACGTTGAAAGGATTAAAGATGAGAACAGTTCAGAAAGCAGTTAAAACGCTCAAAGCAATCGAAGACGCTATTGCATCCGATCAGGGTGCAGCATACCGTCAGCACTTGCAGCGTGTGCTTCCACATATCGGTGACGCTTACCGAGGGCATGACGACCCATTTCGTACCCACTTAGGCGCCAGCGTTATTGGGGGTGAATGCGGACGTGCAATCTGGTACGGTTTCCGCTGGACAACGATTTCAAAATTTAAGGGACGCATCCTGCGCCTGTTTAACCGCGGACACTTGGAAGAAGGTCGATTCATTGCAGCATTGCTGACGATTGGTGTGCAGATTTTCCAGCAGGACGAAAACGGGAAACAGTTTCGCATCAGTGACGTCGGCGGACACTTTGGAGGATCGGGCGATGGTGTGGCTATCGGAATTCCGGATCTACCTCCTGGAACCCCTTGTCTGCTAGAGTTTAAGACGCACAATGACAAATCGTTCCAAAAGCTAGTGAAGGAAGGTGTTCGCGGCGCTAAGTTTGAACACTATGTCCAGATGAATACCTATATGAAGAAAATGGGTCTGCCTGTTGCTTTGTATGGCGCAGTGAATAAGAACGACGATGACTTCTACTTCGAAATCGTTACGCTTGACAGTTCCACCGCTGACCAGTTTGCAGATCGTGCTCGACAGATTATTCTTATGCGCGAAGCCCCTGCTCGCATAAGCGAGTCGCCTGGATGGTTTGCGTGTAGCTGGTGCGACCACAAACCAGTCTGTCACCTTAAAGCTGCTCCCGCTCGTAACTGCCGGACGTGTCGTTACAGCGAAGCACGCGAAGACGGAAACTGGCATTGCAACCTCAAGGGCTTCGAACAAGTTATTCCAAAGGAACTCCAGCTCACCGCTTGCAGTCATTACGAGGTGTTCTAATGCTTCAGCCTCGTTCGTATCAAGTAGAAGCTGTCGGAAGCCTGTACCAATACTTTTCCACGCAAAGCGGAAACCCTGTACTGGCGCTTCCCACTGGTACAGGCAAGTCCGTGATTATTGCGATGTTCTTACAATCCATCTATCACCAGTATCCAGGCCAGAAAGTAATGGTCTTGACGCATGTGAAGGAACTTATCCAGCAGAACTATGAAAAGCTGATGTCACTGTGGCCAGCGGCGCCAGCGGGAGTGTATAGCGCAGGACTTAATCGGCGTGAGGCAAACCGCAAAATCACATTCGCTGGAATCGGATCTGTTGCAAAGAAAGCAGACAAGTTCGGTCACGTTGATATCGTTATCATTGACGAAGCGCATTTAGTAAGTCCGAACGATGAAACGATGTATCAGGCATTCCTGAACGCTTTGCGCGAACGAAACCCTCACATGAAGGTCGTGGGGCTTACTGCGACACCTTGGCGCCTTGGTACTGGTAGAATCACCGATGACGGTATCTTCACCGATATAGCTTTCGACATTACTGGTCTTCACGCTTTTAACAGACTAATCGCAGAAGGTTTCCTAGCACCGCTTATTCCGCGCCAAACTAAGCAGATGCTGGATATCGATGGGATTCATATGCGGGGCGGTGAGTTCGTGCAGTCCGAGCTTCAACACGCTGTCGATAAGTATGAAATCACTTTTGCAGCAATCAAAGAAACGCTGGAACTAGGACACGATCGACAACACTGGTTAATCTTTGCGTCTGGTGTAGAGCACGCTTGCAACATCTCTGACATGTTGAACGACATGGGTATTCCTACCGTGGCGATCCATAGCAAGATGGGCGACGCACAGCGCGATCAAGCGATCCTGGATTTCAAAGCTGGTAAGTACCGCGCCGCTGTAAATAACAACGTGCTGACCACAGGATTTGACTTTCCAGGAATCGACCTTATTGTCGTTCTGCGCCCCACTGCTTCAACTGTTTTATGGGTGCAGATGCTAGGCCGTGGAACGCGCCCTAGCACTGCAACGGGGAAAGAGAATTGTCTGGTGTTGGACTTTGCTGGTAATACGCGACGCCTTGGACCGATTAACGACCCCGTCATTCCGCGCAAGAAAGGATCTAAAGCGGGCGGTGAAGCGCCTGTGAAGCTGTGTGGAAGCTGTGCGACCTACAATCACGCAAGCGTCACGCATTGCGCCTACTGCGGAGCGGAGTTTAGTTTCCAGGTAAAGATCCGACAGACAGCAGCAAGTGACGAACTGTTACGCGGTGAAGCTCCGCTGGTCGAAGTGTTCAAGGTGGATCACATTACTTACAGCACGCACGAAAAAGCGGGTCGCCCTCCAATGGTGAAGGTGACGTACTACTGCGGACTCCGTTCATTCAATGAGTACGTTTGCATAGAGCATGACGGGTTCGCAGGTCGCAAGGCCCGTCAATGGTGGCGCGAGCGCAGTAACGCACCGTTCCCGACTAGCACAGCGAACGCACTTGTGGTCACCGATAGCGTTACAGCAGCGACGCATCTTAGGGTCTGGGTCAATAAGCAGTACCCAGAAATCTTGTCCCACTGCTTTGACGGTACAGCGTTCGGGCAGCAGGAAGCAAGCGCACCGCCTACAACGGGCACAGCAGCGCCCCGCGTTCCTGTCGCTCTGTCGGACATGGACGACGATATTCCGTTTTGAAAAAAAAAAGTCTGACGAAAGTGTTGCAATCATGATTTCTCGTGTATAGTTATGATCATGCACATAACGCAAGTGCAAACATCTTAACAAACGTAAGGAGAAGAAAATGACTGCAACCGCAAACAAGTTCGAAGAAATGGGTAAAGAAGCACTGCGCCAGGCTTGCCGGGATGCAGGCATTTTTTACAGCAAACTTAACAATGACGGGATGCGTGCCGCACTAGCTGCTCACTATGCAGAAGACGCACCTGTTGAAGAAGAGGAAGAAGTTCGTTCTGCTGCGCCTAGCGTAAGCCTTGCCCGTATGTTTGGAATGGGCCCTGCTCCTGTTATTCCTGACACAGTTGGGACAGTTACTCGCGTCGTTGATGGAAAGCGTGTCGAAGCTAAAGCACCAAAAGCTAAAGGCGAATCCCGTTCGCGTGCAGAACGCCCAGACGCACCAGTTGTTCCGCGTGTGTCTCGCAAGGGCTACACAATTCAAAAAGAACGCGAAGAACGTAACGGCGTGAAGCGTCCGTCCGAGGGTACTGTGTGCGGAAATGTGTGGGCTGAATTCGATAAGAACCCAGACATCCGAGCAAGCGAACTGATCGACCTCGCAGATAACAACGGGTGGAATCGGACTAACGTGTCTTGCGAATTCTATGCTTGGCGTAAGTTCATGGGCATTAAAGGGCGTTCCGCAAAATGAGAACCGCCTTATTAACGGGCTTGCTGTTGCTGTGTGGATGCAGCGATCCCGTCGATTGTGTCTATCACCATACCGAGCCTGGAAAAGTTGTTGTTCGCGCATGGGCCCCAGATAGGGATGTCTATCAATGTGCTGGAGGGATCTGGATTTATAAAGTGAGGTGATATGTTCTTCATATTTAACAGAGACACAATGCAGCTTGAAGGGTCATTCGATGCTGTTAAAGCTGACCACACTGGTGAGCGTTTCATCGTGCTACCGTCTGAAGATCAGGAACGATTTCGAAGGACGTTGGATCTATTAAAGGTGACGCGATTGGAAATTGCGCTCATGTACCGCAACGCTGGAAACATCCACGGTCCGATCACGGATTACAGAGATTCGCTGATTTCGTACCTGTTTTATCTGCTCACTACAGGCAAACCATTAACACGCCACACCGTCACGCTGTTTAACGAGGAAAGCGAGCCCACACAGGCGCCCACAGGCCGCGATCACACCGTTGCCTATACGGTAGCACCGGCCAAAACAACGAGCGCCCCGCGCTCTAATAATCGTGCTCTTATTTTCGAGTTTGCTGATCGCATGTGGAACGATAACGGAGCACCAAAAGATTCCGCTACTGTGCTCGCATTACGGAAGACCATTATGGCGGAACTAGAGGTCCGGCATGGTATCAAGAAAACAACAAGTTCGACTGCACTGGGAGAGTGGCAGAAACTCCGACTGAATGCTTGATACCAGTTGCCTTCCGCGGTTCCTTGCCCTACATTGCGAAGCACGTCGTCCAGACGTTTTCTTAACCTTTAGGAGTTAATCATGACGGAAATGTCCAAAGAAGAGCTGGCTGCAAAAAAGCAAGCTGAAAAAGAAGCTAAAGCTGCTGCCGCTGCCGAAGCTAAGGCCCAGAAGCAAGCCGAGCGCGAAGCTAAGAAAGCTGCTGCTGAAGCTGACAAGGAAGCT